TACAACGCTGTTCAGGGTGAATGTTACATCCTGTGAGCTGATGTCTGCTGGGGTTCCATTGATTGGGGTGAGGTTATTGACCAAAATGTCAAAAGTGTAGAGCTTGTTAGCGTCTGAAACTACTGCGCTTGAATCCTGAATCAACTTAACTGCAACAGTTGAACCAGCATTGGTAAGTAGGGTGTCGAGGATGTCGTTTGAAGCAACATCGTTCATGAAGGAGAGGGTCAGGGTTCCTGACTGCAATCCCTTAACGAATCGATGAGATAAATCGCCCATTGATGTGATCTCGATCTCATCGAATACATAGTTGAGCGTTGCGGCGGTGACCACATCGCTGACATCGACTGTCGCGATCTTGACACCGACCTTGTTATTCAGCACTATGGCCATCGTCATCTTCTTTCTTCTTAGGTTGTGATTTCGCCTTCGGTGTCTCTACCGGGGCTGGTATCTGGCCAATCTTGACCAGAAAAGCTGTGCGCTCATCCATATTAACTCCAACTCGACAGGATTGAGAGTTTGACATCGCACGCGAGCATGTCGCCCGATGCGAGGTTCATAACTGCTGGTGTGGATACTTCGCCGATGTTATATTTTAGCGTAGAAGCAGCCAACTTGTTCCAGAGTTCGAGAATGTAATCTTCCATGCCGTTCAAGTTGCCTTGGTTGTCAAACAATGGCTTGATGAGAGTAATCTTGAAGTTCACCAAAGGTGCGACACTTGTATAGCCAAGGTTATTAGGCGTGATGTAAGGATCATCAGGGCTAATGATGCAGCTATTGGCAATCGGTGTGGCAGGAGGAAAGGAAAAGACCGACCACACCGATGCGCTTGATAGTGCGGTTGCTATCGTTCCCCGTAGGGTAGTTATCGCGCTCATCCTACGAGTCCGCCCGGATCAAGATAGTCTGCAAGCAAACCTCGAACGCGAGCCATGAGCGTGTTGCCCATTCGGTAGGGTGAAGGTTGAAAGTCTGGTGAAATGCCGCCTGTCGCTGACATCTGACGAGCTTGCCAAATATCGGTGGCGACCATTAGTGATGCTTCTCGAACTGCTGGCACAGTCGAATAATCAAGTTGGCCAGCGATGATGATTGAGCCGTAGGGAAGCACTTCATGTTTAGTAACAGTTGTGATTTGTGCATTGACAAACGAAAGCGAATAATCGGTGAGCGCGGTGATGGTGTGTGTGCCGTTAAAATGAGCAGCAACATTCTCAACAGTAATGGTTTGGCCGACATAAAAACGACCTGCGATAAGTCTGTCAAAATATAATGTGCCAGTAGTGCCGGTGGCTTCGTGCGCCGTCACATTGGTCTTGTTGAAATATAACTTGGCCTTGATAATATCTTCGGCCGCTTGACATACCTCTTCAACGACTGCATCGGTGTAGAGCGCGCCAATGCCAAGGTTTGTGCGAAGTTCCGCTTTTGTGACATATGTTGCTGGCATCTCTACTCCCTCCTAGTCTTTGGGTGGCAGTCAGGCCGAGCCTCGAACCTGACTGCCACAATCAAAGGATTGGTTATGCAACCATCCACTTGTATGCGCCCTTAGCAACCTTGGTTGCGATTGCGCCGTAGCCGTAGAGTGCAACGGAAATCTGACCAGTTGAGATCAGGTTGGACTCAAGACGGAAGGTTCCGGACTCATACCATGTGTATGACTCTGGGTTGAGAACTACGATTGTTCCATCGCCAGTTCCCGAGAGCGACCGTGAAACATAAAGGTTCAAACCATGAACATTGCCGCGAACGCCCGTTGGGGTCAGGTTAGCGGAAGCATTCTGTGGGTTGATTGTCTGGACATAAACTGGGCGGTTTGATCCATCGATCAAGCCCATGATTGCGCCCCATTGCTCTGGGCTGACAACAAGATTCGTTGCGAAGCCGAGAGTCTCCTTGTAAATATCAACAGCAGCATCGCTGATGAAATCAAGGAGGTTTGCAGCCGACATGGTGCGGTTTCCACCATCAGTCGCAGCTGCACCGATAACAGTTGAAACCCTGTCATTGGTTGCCTTTGCGTAAGCGAACTGCATTTGTCGTGAAAGTTCTGCGAAAAACGCAGGACTTGAACGATCAAGAAGTTCAACGCTGAATGTCTGTTGTCCTGCAAACTTCTGGACATTTACAGTCACGAATGCAACATTCTGGTCAGTCTCGGATGGAGCTGATCCTTCGGTCGTTACTGCAACTGTCGGAGCTTGAGTGAGTTTTGGAATCTCAAAAGACATTCCAGCGTCAGGAAGGGTTCCGCGTGAAATCGCGTCAATGAATGGGCGATCTGCATTGGAAAGAGGATTGATAACTTCGCTGAGTTGGCGTGTTGGAATCAAGCCAGCGTTGTCGGTTGTATCTGCTGCTGCTGCAAGCCATTGACGCGCACGATCGTCACCCATAGAAGCGCGAACTGTATTTTCCAGATATGCGCCCGGAGTAACTTCGATGCGTGGCTTGGTGTAAGCAACTGCAGCGGTGATTGTAGGCCGAGAGGCTTCTACTGCGGGAGCAACTTCCGCCTCAGGTGCTACGACTTCTGGGGTGTTCTCCACAGGAGCCTCGCTTTCGTTGTTTGGTTGTTCTTCAGCTTCTTCGGGTGAGGAAGCCGCGACCTCTAGCACTTCTGCCGACTTAAATGCCGGGTTTGATACCAGAGAAACTTCTTCGAGCCTTGCGCTCAAAACTTCAAGGACTGAACCGACTTGGCGTGAGTCCAAAACTTCGACACCTACTGAAAGGCCACTACGCAAATCTTCCGATGCTTCAACAAGTGCATCATTGCCGCGAGATGTCGGGCTAACTTTGAAAGTCGCGTAAAGCGCATCATCTTGCGCCATGATTGACTGCGCCTTGCCAAGCGGTTTCTTTGAATCATGCTCTAGCAGGAACTTGACCTTCTTTGCATCATCCCATTGAACTGATCCAGCGCGAAACTTAACTTTCCCGACATTGGTATAACCAACTTCGCTATCAAATGGCAAAATCTTGCCAGAGATAAGGCGGCGGCCTTCGTCTGCCTGAATGTCAGATGCTTGGATTGTTATCTTCATGAGTTGGTTCCATTCGGTGAGAGATCTTCAAGCTCTTGTGCTTGCTCTACTGTAATAAGGCCGAGTGAGATCATTTTCTCGATTGCAGTCAAACGCTCCATTGTGTCGGCTCGTAGGAATGTTTCATCGACTGCAAATCTGACATAGTTTTGTGAGTTGGTGATGTCGTCCATGCTAAGGCGCGTTTCCACCGCCGTAATGTAAGGTTGCAGGGCAAGCGAGATAAGCTGTTTCCTCTCGTCTTGAACATTGGCATAAGTCATTGAATTGTTTTCATCTGCCGACAAGTAATAAGCCGGTATGTTGCAAAGGCGCGCAACTTGAGTTGTGATTGACTGAATGAGATCCGCGTAGCCCATGTCTTTTGGTGAAAATGCTTGTGGATGATATTCAAGTGTGCTGGTGAGATATGCGGTTGCTCCGCGTTGTCTTGCAGACTTCCAAGAAGCCAGAAGTTGTGAAACTTCTTGTTCAGATAAATCTGCTCCAGTATTTTTCAAAACACCAGATGGGATTGGTGCGACTGCTGCTCGATGTGCAGCGTTCTGGATTTCATACGCTTGTTTAATAACAGTTGCACCAGTATTGAGAATACCTTCTGACAAATGTTGGAAAGTAATCAAGGAGCCAAGTCCTTGCATTGGAACTGCTTTGCCGTCGATGTAATACTGAGTGATGAACTGTGAGTCAGGCGAAACTTGTTCGGTGACGCGAGTTGGTGCAATCCAGTTGAATCGAGCTGGTCTGCCGTCATCTGCATAGAGTTCCGTCACTTGCCAATATGCAACGCCGTAAAAGAGAAGCGAGTCAAGGGTGTAAGCAAGAGTCACAGATCGTGGTTGGTGGATTGAAGGTTGCTCTAACCATTTTGGTGATGCAAGTTCTTCATGTGTAGATTTGCGATAAAGTTCTAATGGAATGCTTGCGATTGTGCCAGCAATAAGATTTCTGCAACGAACAATCGCCGGGACTGACATTGCAACATCGCGACTGACTTTTGTGATGAGTTGCGTGTTGAAGTAGCCAAAGTCATCGCCCATGACTACAGGGGCATATTG